AACCAGCATCAGCACGGGCACGCAGATCGAATACAACCTGACGATGCTTTTGGTACTGAAGGGCATTGGTGATAGCGTTGAGCAGAATGGACTCAGCGCGGATGTTGTACATCGCGGAGAGGTTCTGATCAGCTTCCTCAGACCAGACGGCCTTCAGCTTCATAACCTGTGCAGTCACAGGGGTGGAGCTGATCTTGACCTCGTAGTCCATGATCGACTGGTTACCTTCCGAGTTGAACTGGTAGGTGACCGTGTACGAAGAACTGCCGGAAACGCCGGTGACGGCGAGAACACCGGAGACGTAGTTGATCGTGCCACCAGTGATTGCACCAGAAGCGATCAAATCGCCGTTGCCGTCGTCAGTGGTCGTATCGTTGCCGATGGTCAGCTGAAGCGTACCAGGGCGGAGAGGAGTCCACTCCAAGGTGGTAGAACCACCTGAAAGGGAACCAGACTCGTTGGAAACGAGCTCAGAACCATCATCGTCACGGTCAACAGCACCGCCAAGAGCGCGCCACATCGGAGCACCCTTAGGAGTCTGACCCTTACGACGACCGGTGATGATGTCAAGATAGACAATCTGCGACACCGGACCAGCCATGGGCTGAAGGGCGACGAGCTGGTCAATGACATCGTTCTCAGCCATGTTGGAGATGACTGGGAAGATCCACTTGTCGAAAGTGCCGAGGTTGGAAGTACGGGTAACCTCATCGAGGCGACCGAACTTACGACGGCAGTTTTCGAGCATGATAGCGGCGATGGGCCGCTTGTATTCCGGCATGTGCGAGACGAACTGCTTCCAGCCAAGAGCTTCCCAGAGTCCACGATCAGACCCTTCGGATACTCCCACGTCAGTGTCGGCTAGGCGCTTGCCCCACTCATAGATTTCGGTGAAGCGTGTTACGCCTCCACCCTCTGTGGCCAGCTCTGGGCGGCCGCTCGGTGCAATGATGACCATATGTTTTTTATTTTATGTTATTGTTGTGAACTCGAAGTCGAGAGACGACGAGCAATGGCAATACTCTCACTAATGTTACGGGGATTGCCAACCGGCACAACGATAGTGCCGAGCTTGCCCGTGTCCTTCGACTCAGTGACTGGGGTTGAAGTAGAAACCTTGGCCTCAGTAAGAGTGGCCGTGATTTCCGCTTTCTCCTTAGACTCATTCGTCGGAGGGACATTCGTTGCTGAAGCCTTAGGGGCCCCAGTCGCTGCAGCCTTAGGTCCAACCTTATTGGTTTGGATAGACTCACGTAAAGAGGCAAGAGCCTCTGGAGTCTTAGCTTCCTTGAGCTTAGCAGCAAATGCAGTGTCGGTCTTGAGCTTATCAGCAAACTCAAGTTCGAGAACTCGGCGACCGAGGCGAACGACAGAGTCGGTGCTCTCAGCTTGAAGGGCCTTGTACCGCTTCGCCAGAATCTCTAGCGCAGTGGTGGCCACATCGTACTTCTCATTCAGCGTGCCTTGATCAGCTTGAACGCCTTCAGCAAATTCCTTCCAAGCGCGACCGCGAGCAAGGTTGCGTTGATTGATGTCCATCAACTTGGTGTTGGCATCAAGCGATTCCTTGAGTTTGTTCTTCAAGGCCACGCCGGTTTGAACGATCCTCTCGGTGACTGAAAGCAGCTTCTGCTTCTCCACACTGAGACGCTCAACTTGGGCAGTGGGTGCAGCAATAGCCGAGCTCCAGGTATTCTGGATGGCCGTAATCTCTTCGTGGAGACGTGTTCCGTCCCAACGACGATTAGCTGTATCCTCACTGCACCAAGTTTCAACATGCTGATGGAGACCTTCCATATGCCGCATGCCTTCGGCGTACCGTTGTGGAGTCAGTTTGCTGACCTCCAGGCCCGCGAATGACTGCAATGACTGACGAATTTGATTCGCGTCCATGGTATTTTTTGGTGTTTGTTTCGCTACTGGAGTTTTGGCTCCGTCAATCGAGCTTTCAACCACAGAGGTGGATGGCAGCTTCGAAATCTTCTTTGATTCGCCCACAGGCTGAACGATGGCATTAGAAAAGCTTGGAGTCATTACAACGTCCCAGCCTTCACAAATGTAGTCATCTTGGACTACATCAATGCCTTCTGAATTCTTAATAAGGCTTCCATAACCTCGGCTTGAAACCGTTGGGTTGTAGCCTGCAGCGATAAGAGCCTGCATCTTGCGACCCTCAGCTGTGTCAAGGAAGACCAATTCACCCGATATGGAACCGTCTTCGTTGAGCAGAGCGTTGGTAACGATGTGGCTTATTGGGCTCAGCAGTGATACTTGACCGTCAGCTGGATGCTCCAATAGACCAAAAGTCTTATTCTCAGCCAGACGCTTGCGAAGAAGACTGCCATCTCTGAAATTGGCCTCCCACACTTTGCGAGTGTAGATGCGGCGATTGCCGTTGACTTCATCACAGAAACCAAGGCGTCCAACAGCTTTGGTGGCCTTGAAGCCACTGCCATGATCCTCATTGACTAGACCCTTAGATCTGTCAATGATAAAATCACACGAATCGACAAGGTATTGCTTTGCCACAGTATAACAGTTGGGGTGTAAACGATGAATCATACGTTTTACACCAACTAGCGCGAAAATGATTGAACATCAATGTACCATTTCGGACAACTAGACTGTGGGCTCAAGAGTTGACCTGGGCGGTGTTTTTGGATTCTTTATCACGATGGTGGCGTTGTAAAAGTTCCAACAGTAGTCTAGAGCTTTTTCAACTGCTTCCATGTTGGCTCCCCGCATCTTAAACCAGCTACGGGCATCTTCTGGGTCTAACTCTTCAGATGATCCGTCATCCACATGCAACACGAACCACTCCAAATATGGTTCACGTTTTAACACCACTGTCAGCGGTCTAGAGGGTTGAACAGGCAATTGTTCAACTGTTGGAGACTGGTTTGCCATTCAATCTAGATACAAGTTCTTCACCACATGACTGCAGTGGCCATTTTAACTTACAACCGTCTTCAAACTCTTAAGAAAGTTTTGGCGAGTGTTATGACACACAATCGAGTGGAAGACATAGCTGTATTTGAGGACTGTGGTCAAAGTGATGGCACACGCCAGTGGCTTACATCCACCACAAAGAGGGTGCCTCGTCCTGACTTGTTAGCCACAGAAAACCACCTGGGTAGTGGAGGCATCAAAGCTTTTCTTGGAACTGACAACCTGGGCGTTTCTGGAAATAGCAACAGAGCGCTAAAGTGGTTCATGGAAGAAACAACAGCAGATCATTTGCTGTTGTGTAACGACGACGTTGAGTTCTTGGGCGATGCTGGCCAGGCATATAGCTCAGCGCATTTGTCAACAAACATTGGACTTTTGTGCTTCTGTGACTTTACTAGCCCACAGTACAAATGCACACCTGTGACATACCGAGGAGTGCCACTCAAGAAATTGTCTAGAATGACCGGCATGGTGATGTCTATCACTCGAAACCTAGTAGAAAGTATCGGTTACTTTGATCCTCAGTTCGGACGATTTGGTGAAGAACACTGTGACTACACTGTCAGAGCTAGGTATGCTGGACACCAGAGCATCATGGGTATACACCAGTATTGTCTGGACATCGAACCACAGACACCCGTGTTAAAACATCAGGTGGTAAACTCCACAATATCCAGTCAAGAAAAACCCACGTTAGACCATGTGGCTGGATCAATGATGAGGGAGAAATCCAAGAGGTATCCCTTTACTAGCCCATACCTGGGATTCTCCTTGATTAGAAACCGATTTACGGATTCAATGACAGACGTTGGTGTCGAAACTGACTTCTTGCTGGGACACACCAGCATTTGAGTATTTCTCAACCCACTTTGGGAAATCCTCCAACGAACTAGACTTGCCACAAGTGCCATAAGCCAAGTGTGGGTTGTTGCATACCATGCCTATGATCTTGTTTGACATCAGGCTTAGGAACTGACTGAACTGACTCTGGTACGAACCAAGGCAAAATACGCACCCACTAAGATTAACCAGATCTACCACCGCGTCTTTTATTCCTTGAGGAGACCGCGTGGGGTCAATGTCCCTGTAATCCACGTTAAACCTGGACGCTAGTCTTCTTTTGATATCAGGGTTTGGACAGCTTATGTAGAAACGCACCTCAGGAAAGGCCGTCCTTATTACCTCCATGGATCTC